GTGGCGATGGGCACCAACGGTGGCGCTATCACCGTTGAGAAGGTGGTGGATCTTGAGACTGCTGTGATGCAGGCCAACGGTGTGGTGAACGCCTCCAACGTGGCCTACCTCACCAACTACAAGGTCTGCGCTGCTCTGAAGAAGCTGCGCGCAGGTGGCTCCACCACCGGCGATGGTCCGTTCCTGGTCAACGACCAGCTGAACGCCATCGGCCGCGGTCCCACCCCCGCCAACCTGAACGGCTACCCTCTCGCCCTGACCAACCAGGTTCCCAGCAACCTGACCAAGGGCACCAGCTCCGGCGTGTGCTCGGCTCTGGTGATGGGTGACTTCTCGCAGGCGATGGTGGGCTTCTGGGGCAACGGCCTTGAGATCACCGTGGGCGAGGATCAGGACGACTTCAGCAAGGCTCTAACCAGCGTCCGCGGCATCGTCACCTACGACGTGGCCGTGCGCGATCCCAAGAGCTTCGCTGCCATCCTGGACATCACCACCTGATAGGAGACGGGGGCGGGCAACCGCCCCCCTTTTTTCGATGAAGGTTCTGATCTCAAGCGACTGCGCCGCTCAAGGTTCGTTCCTTGAGGCTGGCAAGGTGTATGAGCTGGACACCGAGGTCGCCCAGCAGCTGATCCGTATGGGTCGCGCCGTGGACGCCCCGGCAGAGGAGCCCAAGCCGCGCGCGCGCAAGGCCAAGGCGGAGGCCACCGATGCCGCTGACTGAAGATCTGGGCATCTTCCTGAATGACTTTGGCGTCAGCTGCACCGCTGGCGCTGTGACGGCGCTTGGCATCCTCGACATGCCGACGCAGGTGCTGGCCGGCGAGATGGTGCTGAGCACCGACTACACGCTGACAGCACGCTTTGCCGATTTTGGCGGTTTGGTCTACGGCGACGGCATCACGGTGGCTGGCGTCAACTACCAGGTGCGCGAAACGCGCCAGCTCGATGATGGTGCTTTCGTAGAAATAGGACTGCAGAAGGTATGACGACCCGCCGCGAAACCATCCTGGCCGCAGTCCGCACGGCACTCACCGGCACCACCGGAGTAGGAACGCGGATCTACCGCAGCCGTGTTGAACCGATGGCACGGGCAGAGAGCCCGGCGATCGTGGTGGAGCCGGTGCAGGATCAGGCAGAGCAGAACACCAGCCTGCCAACGCTTGACTGGAGCCTGACGGTGCGGGTGGCTGTGATCGTGCGCGGTGCAATCCCTGATCAGCTGGCGGACCCGATCGTGGAGAACATGCACAGCCGGCTGATGGCAGACCTCACGCTTGGCGGCTATGCGATCGACATCCAGCCGCAGAGTGTGAACTTTGAGATGGTGGAAGCAGATCAACCCGCTGGCGTGATCAGCTGCGACTACCTGATCCGCTATCGAACCAGTGTGACTAATCTGGCAACAGCGTGATGGCTACGATGGTGGACGAATACCACGGGCAAGGCGGGACCTACCTGCTGGACCCGAAAACCGGCAAAAGGAAGCTCATCGAGCGGACAGAGCCGGCCAATCCCTCAGAACCCCAAACAGAGGTAGCGAGCGATGGCTCTGACACGCAAGAGACTGATCCAGGTTAAGAAAGAGAGCACCTACGGCACCGACAGCACCCCTGCCGGCACCGATGCCCTGCTGGTGCGCAACCTGGAGATCACCCCGATCGAGGCTGATGTCGTTAGCCGCGACCTGATCCGCAACTATCTAGGCAACAGCCCGCAGCTGCTGGCGAATACCCGCGTGAGCATCACCTTCCAGGTGGAGCTGGCCGGTTCCGGCACCGCAGGCACTGCACCCCGTTATGGCGCCCTGCTCCAGGCTTGTGGCCTAAGCGAGACCATCGTGGCTAGCACCAGCGTCACCTACGCGCCGGTGAGCAGCGCCTTCAGCTCCGCCACGATCTACTTCAACAACGACGGCATCCGCCACATCCTGACCGGCTGCCGCGGCACCTTCACCCTCAACGGTGAAGTGGGCCAGATCCCCACGATCGACTTCACGATGGTGGGCGTCTACAACGCACCGACTGACACGGCGCTGCCCACGACCACCTACAGCGCACAGGCCAGCCCGCTGATCTTCAAGCAGGGCAACACCTCTGCGTTCCAGTTCTTCAGCTATGCCGGCTGTTTGCAGTCGGTCAGCTTCGACATTGCGAACGAGACGGTCTACCGCGAGTTGGTGGGCTGCACGAAGGAGATTCTGATCACCAACCGTGCCCCCAGCGGCACCGTGATGATCGAAGCCCCGGCGCTGGCAACGAAGGACTACTTCAACATCGCTCAGACCGAGACCACCGGAAACCTCACGTTCCTGCACGGCACTGCCGCCGGCAACCGTGTCACCTTCACTGCTGGTCAGTGCGACATCTCCAACCCCACTTACGCGGATCAGGATGGCGTGCAGATGCTGAGCATCCCCTACGTTGCGGTGCCGACCACGGCCGGCAATGATGAGGTGAGCCTCGCCTTCACCTGATAGGAGCCCTGCATGGCGTTTGTTCTCAAGCAGTCCGACACTTACATCTGGCCGGTCACTTTTGACGTTCCCGTCGATGGTGGCCGGCACGAGCGGCAAACATTCGACGGTGAGTTCAAACGCCTACCGCAGAGCAAGATCGGCCCCATGGTGGCCGAGATGATGAAGCTGGAAGACCTGAACGATCTGGACCGGCTGACCGAGATCGCAGGTGATGTACTGGTTGGCTGGTCCGGCGTAACCGGCGACGACGGCAAGGAGATCCCCTACAGCCAGAAGGCACTAGAGCAGCTGCTGGAGGTGCCCTTTCTCGCTGTTGCGGTGCTGAAGGCGTACATGGACAGCATCAAGGGAGCCAAGCGAAAAAACTGATCGAGGCCGCTGAGCACTGGGCTAGCGGCGGCGTGGTGGATGAGACGGAAGCAGATGCGGCAGCCCTTGGCATTGTGATGCCAGAGCAGCCGCCGGAGGATTTCGAGGTGTTTGAGGAGAACTGGCCGGCTGTGGAGATGTTCCTGCGTCTGCAGACGCAGTGGCGCACCACCATGAACGGCCTGTTGGGCCTCGACTATGGAGCTGTGGCGTGGCTCCTTAGACTGTATGAAGTGGAAGACCCGCGCGCTCTGCTGGAGGATCTGCAGGTGATGGAAGCCGCGGCGTTACTGAGCATCAACAGGAGCAGCTGACATGGCGATGAACATGGACGCCATGCTCCGCATCAAGGCGGATGTTCAGGGCGAGAACAACATCCGCCGGCTCGGCAACTCAATGCAGGGCCTGCAGGGGCAGGTGAAGAACGCCGGAATGGCGTTCACCAGCTTGAAAGGTGCCATAGGTGGCTTTGCTGCGGCAATCGCTGGCAGCGCGATCGTGGGCGGCCTGACGGCCGTAGTGAAGAAGTCGATCGACGCCGGTGATGAGCTGTTTAACCTGCAGGCCAAGACCGGCCTCGCGGCATCGGCGCTTATCGGTATCGGCAACGCAGCCAAGCTGGCCGACGTGGACATGGCCACGCTGGGCAAGGGCCTAGGCAAGCTCAACATCAACCTAGTGAAGGCGGCCGAAGGCAACGACGATCTAGCGCGCAAGTTTGCGGCGCTGGGCGTCAACGTAAAGGGCACTGATGGGCAGGTTGTTGCTGCTGATGTTGCGCTGAAGCAGATCGCAGATCGCTTCGCGGACATGCCGGATGGCGCGCAGAAGGCAGCCGCGGCGGTGGCGCTGTTCGGTAAGTCAGGCGCTGATCTGATCCCGCTGTTGAACGAAGGCGCGGCGGCGATGGATGAGTTCACCTACAAGGTGAGCGAGGACTTTGCAGCCCGTTCTGATCTGTTCAACGACACGATCACGGAGTTCGGCATCAAGGTGAACGGCTTCGGCATGGAGCTGACCGATGCGTTGCTGCCGGCGCTGCAATCAATCCTTGATGTGTTTGGCGACCTGTTCGCCACCGACCAGGACTGGACGGCGCTGTTCGATGTGATCAAGGGCGGTCTGCGCGCAGTGGCCACTGCGATCTACGCCACGATCAAGTTGGTGGACGTTGCCATCAAAAACGTGGTGGCCTATTTCGAGGCTGTCGGCAAGGTTTTGCAGGGCGACTTTGAAGGCGCTGCTGATGTGATCCAGACCCGTGTCACCAACCTTCTGGAGCAAGCGCGGCGTGATTTCGCACAGATCCAGAAGATCTGGACCGACGCCCCCTCACCCGGCACCGGCCGCCGCACCAGCGGCCGCGGCTTAGGTTTGGACACGTCCGCCGCAGACAAGGAAGCAGAAGCCGCAGCCAAGCGTGCAGCAGCAGAAGCCAAGCGCGCAGCAGATGAGCAGGAACGATTAGAGCAGCGTCGGCGTGATCTCGGCCAGCGTGCCCTCGACATGCAGCAAAAACTGCGCGAGAGCTTGGAAGACCTCAACGCTGCCTATGCCGGTGTGGGCGCCAATGAGTTTGAGACGCTGGAGCTGCGGCGCAGCGAAGCGATCACCGAGAACAACCGGCTGGTGGATCAGCTGACCCGTGATGTGGTGCAGCTGGCCGTCGAAATTAACGCAGCTGGCGGACAGATAAACATCAAGCCGTTTGAGGATCTGATCAACAAGATCTCCGAGGGCAACGTCGCATTAGCGGATAAGGAGTACGAACAGGGCATCAAGGCGATCGGAGATGAGGCGGCACAAGCTGCCATCGGCGCGATGGAGTTTGTGGATGCCATCGAGTTGCAAAACCAAGCCATCCAAGGCGCAAAGGGCGGTATTAGCTCCTACATCGAAAGCATCGGCACGCTGGCTGAGAACATCAGCAACGTGGCGCAGAACGCCTTCAGGGGACTGGAAGATGCGATCGTCAGCCTGACGATGACGGGCAAGTTCAGCTTTAAGGATTTCGCGCTGTCGGTGATCGAGGATCTGACACGAATGGTGACGCGGATGCTGATCATCGCGCCGATCCTGCAGCTGATCCAAAGCCTGATCCCCGGCGGCGGTGGTGCGCTCAGTGGTGCCAACGCGCTATCAACCACCAAACTGGTGCCGGGCGGCATCTTCGGCAACGGCGGCACCTTCGCCAACGGCATCCAGCCCTTTGCAGCTGGCGGCGTGGTCAACAGCCCCACACTGTTCAAGTTCGCCAACGGTGGCGCCGGCCGATTGGGCCTGATGGGAGAGGCTGGCCCGGAGGCGATCATGCCGCTGAAGCGCGGCCGCGACGGCAAACTGGGCGTGGCAGGTGGCGGTGGCACCAGCGTGGTGGTGAACGTGGACGCCAAGGGCACCAGCGTTCAGGGCGACGGCGGCCAGGCCGATGCCCTGGGGCGTGACCTTGCCGCCGTGGTGGATAGCCGCATCGTGTACCACAAGCGCCCTGGTGGGTTGCTGGCCCCGCGATGACGTTTACCTTCACGCCAGATTTTCCCTGCACCGAGAGCAGTACGCCACGGGTAAACCGGTTTGCGGTGCCGAATTATGAGCAGCGCACCGGCTTCGGGATTAACCCGATGGTGGACAAGTGGGATGTAGCGTTCAGCGCACGTAGTGCAACAGAGCGAGACAATATCTTCGCGTACCTTGAAGCACGGCGAGGCGCTGTGCCATTTCAGTGGACAACGCCATTTGGTGAAACAGGATCATTCGTCTGCCCCAAGTGGAGCACGACATTAGATAGCTGCAACCTCAGCACAATCCGCACGTCGTTTGAGCTGCAGTATGTTGCTGGTGGGCCGAATATCGCAGCACCAGCAGCACCAACCACTGCGTTTGCATTTGCGCCTGATTTTACAGCTGATCTGAGCTACGACGGCCAGGCAAAGGCGATGGCCTTTGGCGAGGGCTATGGCCAGCGGGTTGCGTTCGGATTGCTGCCACAGGAAGAAACCTGGCGGCTGCAGTTCCGCAATCGCAGCAATACAGAGCGGGGGTTGATCCGGAACTATCTGCGCGGCGCCCGTGGCGTTACAGCATTTCAGTGGACTGATCCACGCAGTGGCGTGACTGGTAAGTATGTGTGTGCGGAATGGTCCATAGAGTATCGCGGGTTCAACAATAACAACATCGAAGCTACGTTCCGCCGCGTATTTGAGCCCTGATGGCCGTCCCCGTTTCCGATCTCCAGTCCGCTGCACCAAGTGCTGTCATTGAGCTGTTCCAGCTGGAGCTGAACGCTGCCCAGCATGGCGTCAGTGAGACGTACTACTTCCACGCCGGCACCAGCTTGAACAGCAACGGTGAGCTGATCTGGGCTGGCCAGAGTTACATGCGGTTCCCGATCGAGGCCGAGGGTTTTGAGTACAGCGGAAACGGCCAGCTGCCGCGGCCGAAGCTGCGTGCGTCCAACATCCTCGGCACCATCACAGCACTGCTGCTGAGCCTGCCGGCAGGTCTGGAGGGCGCAAAGGTGACGCGCATCCGCACGCTGGCTAGGTATCTCGACGCGGTTAATTTCCCCGGCAGCACCAACCCCTACGGCACGCCGGACCCTACGGCTGAGTTTCCGCGTGAGATCTACTACATCGACCGCAAGACAGCTGAAACCCGCGACGTGGTTGAGTTCGAGCTGGCGGCTGCGTTTGACCTTGCTGGTGTGCGCGCACCGAAGCGGCAGTGCATTGCCAACATCTGCCAGTGGGTCTATCGCTCTGCAGAGTGCGGTTACGCCGGCGGACTGCCGAGCTGCGACAAAACGCTAGACGCCTGCAAAGCCCACTTTGGCGGCAATGCCGAGCTGCCGTTTGGCTCCTTCCCCGGCGTCGGGATGTATTACACATGAGCTGGCGCACCGCAGCACTTGAACACGCCAAGGCGGAAGATCCTTGCGAAGCCTGCGGCCTGCTGGTGGTGGTCAAGGGGCGCAAGCGTTACTGGCCCTGCCGCAACATTGCATCAGGCACTGAGCAGTTTGTGCTCAACCCTGACGACTGGGCAGAAGCGGAAGATGCCGGCGAGATCATCGCCGTGGTCCACAGCCACCCGATCACACCGCCAGAGCCCAGTCAGGCGGATCTGGTCAGCTGCGAACGCAGCGGCCTTGAGTGGCACATCGTTAATCCGAAAACCGAAGCATGGGGCGGCTGCCAGCCGAGCGGTTACAAGGCGCCTTTGATTGGCAGGCAGTGGGTGTGGGGCGTCACCGACTGCTGGAGCCTGGCGCGCGACTGGTACGCCGAGCAGGGCCTGCAGTTGCGCGACTGGGAGCGGCCGCTCGACCCAGATGCGTTCCTGGCGAATCCGATGTTTGACCGCTGCTGGAAGGCGACCGGATTCCGCGAGCTGGATGAGGACGAGCAGCTAGAGCCGGGCGACCTGCTGCTGATGTCGATGAGCAGCCCCGGCCTCAATCACTGCGCTGTTTACCTTGGCGATCAGACAGTTCTGCACCACATCCAAGGGCGCCTGTCGTCGCGTGATCTGTATGGCGGCTGGCTCCTAAAATGCACCGGAAGGAGGCTGCGCCATGCTTCGTAGGATCCGGATCTATGGGCGCCTCGCCAAGTTCATCGGTCACCGTGTGCTGGAGGCTGATGTGGCGACTGCAGCCGAGGCTGTGCGCTTCCTGATCGCCAACTGGCCGGAGCTGGAGCAGCACATGGCGGACCAGCACTACCGGGTGAGCGTGGGCGGCTACGACCTCACCGCGGATGAACTGCACGACCCGGCTGGTCAGCAGGAGATCAAGATCGTGCCGGTGATGGCGGGTGCTGGCGCGGTGGGCAGGATCATTGCCGGCGCCGTGCTGGTTGCGGTGGGGCTGTTTGTGCCCGGTATCGGCGCGCTGGGTGTGCAGCTGATCGTTGGCGTCGGCGCCAGCTTGATCATCGGCGGTGTCGCCCAACTGCTGACACCAGTGCCGACGATGAACACCGGCAAGGATTCCGAGAAAGATCCGCGCAAGTCCTACAGCTTCAGTGGCACCCAGCAGACCAGCCGGCAGGGCGTACCTGTGCCGATTGTCTATGGCGAGACGCTGGTCGGCTCCGTCGTCATCTCAGCCGGTATTGACACCGTGCAGGTGAGCGCATGACTGACGATCTGATCATCGGCGCAGGTGGTGGCGGCGGTAAGGGCGGCGGCAGCTCGCGCAAGCCCAAGGAGAAGAAGGACAACCTCAACAGTACGCAATACGCCAAGGTTCTGGACCTGATCAGCGAGGGCGAGATTCAGGGGCTAAAAAACGGGCTGCAGTCGATCTATCTCAACAACACCCCGATTCAGAACCCAAACGGCACGCTGAACTTTGAAGGCGTAGAAGTTACCACCCGCAACGGCACGCAGGCGCAGGGCTATATCCCCGGCACAGATGCTGTTGAGGAAGAAAAGCCCGTTGGGATTGAAGTCACCACCACCAGCCCGCTAACGCGCACAGTCACCGACACCAATGTCGATGCGATGCGGGTCACTATCACGGTGCCGCAGCTGCAGAAGTTCACCGACAAGGGCGACATCAAAGGCACCGATGTGCGTCTGCAGATCGCTGTGCAATATAACGGCGGCGGATTTAGCACCGTCATTGATGACACAATCTCTGGCCGCACGGCCGATTCCTATCAGCGCGATTACCTAGTCAACTTCAACGGCGCGTTTCCTGTTGATGTGCGCGTGACGCGTGTCACGGCGGACAGCGGTAGCGCCAAGCTGATCAACGCTTTTAATTGGTCTACTTACACGGAGATCACCTACGCCAAGCTGCGCTACCCAAATAGCGCACTTGTGGGCCTGCGCGTTGATGCTGAGCAGTTCAACAGCATCCCCACCCGCTCCTACCTGGTCCGGGGCATCAAGGTTCAGATCCCAAACAACGCGACTGTGGATCAGGGCACCGGCCGGCTGGTCTACAGCGGCGTGTGGAACGGCAGCTTTAGTGCAGCGCAGTGGTGCTCAGATCCGGCGTGGATCTTGTGGGATCTGCTCACCTCAACCCGCTACGGCTTCGGTGATCACATCAATGCGGCACAGCTCGACAAGTGGGCGTTCTATGCCGCAAGCCAGTACGCCTCAGCCCTGGTGCCGAACGGCTTCGGTGGTTGGGAGCCCCGCTTCAGCTGCAACGTCAACATCCAGACCGCAGAAGAGGCGTACAAGCTGATCAACGATATGTGCTCAGTGTTCCGGGCCATGCCCTACTGGAGCACCGGCGCGCTGACGATCAGCCAGGACAAGCCATCAGACGCCGCCTACCTGTTCACGCTGGCCAACGTCTCAGAGGAAGGCTTCAGCTACCAAGGCAGCAGCCGGAAGGGCCGGCCGACCGTAGCAGTGGTCAGCTACATGGACCTTGCCACACGAGACATTGCCTACGAGGTGGTGGAGGATCAGGCCGCAATCAGCAAATACGGCGTGGTCACGACCGAGATCAGTGCCTTCGCCTGCACCTCGCGCGGTCAGGCCAGCCGCATCGGTGAATGGCTGCTCTACTCCGAGCAGTACGAGTCGGAGGTGGTGAGTTTCACGGCCTCGATTGATGCCGGTGTCGTGGTGCGGCCTGGGCAAGTGATCCAGATCAGCGACCCGATGCGCGCTGGCAGCCGGCGTGGTGGCCGGATCTATGCCGCAACCACTACCGCGGTCACGGTGGATGACGCCACCGGCCTACCGACATCTGGCGGCACGCTGTCGGTCATCCTGCCCGATGGCACCGTGCAGAGCCGGCCGGTATTGAACCGCAGCGGTGCAGTGGTCACCGTCAGCCAAGCGTTCAGCGCAGCACCCAACGTCAACAGCGTCTGGATCTACCAGACCAGTGACCTGCAGACCTCCACTTGGCGTGTGCTGGCGGTGCAGGAGCAGGAAGGCGCACAGTACGCGGTCAGCGCGCTGGCTTACAACGCCAGCAAATACGACTACATCGAGCGGGGCGCTGCGCTGCAACAGCGCGATGTCACCAACCTGAATGTCATCCCACCTCCGCCGACCAACATCGGCTACGAAGAGGTGATCTACGAAAGCAATGGTCAGGCACTGGTCAAGCTGATCATCAGCTGGAAGACCGTGGTTGGCGTCACTGACTATCGGATCCGCTGGCGGCAACAGGGCGGAAACTGGAGCAGTGACACCGTAAGCCGGCCTGATTACGAGATCCTCGACATTGACCCCGACACTTATGAGGTGGAGGTTTACAGCATCAGCGCAGGTCTGCGGCTGTCAGCATTACCAGCTCAGCTGACGCTGAGTGCAGTCGGTAAGACCGCCCCCCCTGTCGCTGTCACGGGTGTCTCTCTAATCTCCATTGATGAGGCCAGCGCCATCCTGAGCTGGGATCGCTCCACTGAGCTGGACGTGCTGCTCGGCGGCAAAGTGCTGATCCGCCACAACGTCGCGCTCACCGGCGCCACTTGGGAAAACAGCCAAGAAATCGTCACCGCTGCCGCCGGCAGCCAGACGCAAAAGCAGGTGCCGCTATTGGAGGGCACCTATCTGCTCAAGTTCGAGGATGACGGCGGCCGGCGATCAGCGACAGCAACCACCGCAGTGGTGGACCTGCCCACGCCACAGCCGCGCTTGCTGATCAAGACCTACGCAGAAGACCAAGAGACGCCACCGTTCTCCGGCAACGTCACTGACATGTTCTACAACTCGGAACTAGACGGCCTGATCCTCGCCAGTGGTGATCCGGTGGACAGCATGGCCATCGACGGCAACTGGGACGCGCTGGCATCCATCGACAGCGTGGGTGGTGTTAAGCCCACCGGCCAGTACGAGTTCGGCAGTACATGGGACATGGGCACCGTGTTCGATGTCAACATGCGCCGTCGCTTCGTCACACGCCCATACCTGCCGGCTGCACTGTGGGACGACAAGCTGGACGACATCGACATCTGGCCGGAGATTGACGAGCAGAACCTCGATGCCGTCAACGCGCTGCTCTACGTCCGCAGCACCGACGACAACCCCGGTGCATCCCCGACCTGGAGCGAATGGCGTGAGTTCAGCAACGCAATCGTGCGTGGTCGTGCTTTCCAATTCAAGGTGGTGGCCACCAGCAACGACACCAGCCAGAACATCGTCATCGACGAGCTGGGCGCTGAGCTGGAGCTGCAGCAACGCATCGAGCAATCAGCAACGCTCACAAGCGGCGCCGGCACCTACACGGCAACGTTTGCCAAGCCCTTCTACCAAGCGCCGACAGTCGGCCTCACCGCCTTTAACATGCAGACTGGCGATTACTTCACGATCAGCAGCGTGACACGCACCGGATTCCAGGTAGCCTTCAGCAACAGCTCCGGCGGTGCCATCAGCAGGCAGTTCACCTACACGGCAATCGGCTACGGCAAGGAGTCCTAACGTATGGCCCAACACGACTACAACATCTCCAACCAGTCTGGTGCTGCGTTCCGCGCTGACCTGAACAACGCACTGTCTGCGATCGTCAGCAACAACAGCGGCGCGGTTGAACCCAGCA